ACAACACAGACAACGCAGTACACTGCAACATCTGCTAAGGCGCTCATTGACAAAGCCACCGTTACGAACACAGACACGGTAAACCGCACGTTTAGCGTTAACATTGTGCAGTCTGGCGGATCAGCGACTAATGCGAATCTCATCATTGATGGTCGAACGGTTGTGCCAGGAGAAACTTATCTTTGTCCTGAGCTAATCGGGCATGAATTGGACCAGGGCGCTTTTATTAGCACAGTCGCAAGCGCAGCAACTGCACTTACCCTGCGCGTGTCTGGGCGCGAGATTACATAAAGGCGACAACATGGAAGGCGCAAAATTACCGAAAATTTTTATCTCTCGCTTTGGTGGACTTCCCGACGAGGAAGAGTTCATCACGGCAGCAGAGAACAAGAAAAACACTAAGACAGTTATTAATGATTGGATGCTAGGGCCGGAGAATCCATCTAATGAGCCGGGAGCCAATAAACCGTATTGGGTGAAGTTGGCCAAGGCAATGCAGGTTGACGAGAAAGAATCTCGTCGTCGTCGCTGCTCCAATTGCGAGTATTACGACAACAGTACAATGACACAGGCCAAGATGGAGCGCATTCCGCAAAACCAGTGGGACGTTAATGCAGGGTTTCGCGGATATTGCAATAAGTTTGATTTCATCTGCCACGACTTGCGCTCTTGCCAAGCATGGGAAGAGCGGGAATTTTATTCGGAAGATTAAGTTTCATTCGCATAATGTTTTATGCGAAAATCAACAAAAAGCTGAGAGGTTTTGGCAACCAGCGGCCTAGAATTGCACAGGAGGGAATTGTGATTTCTTTGTCGCTGGAACATGTAAAAGACTTAAACACGATCGGCGATCTATTCGACGATCCATACATCACGCGCATCGGGCATGATCATCGCGCGGCGTCTGCTATTGACCATCCGAACGTAAAATATCTATCTGCGCGCCTGAATGGTGAGCAGGTGGGCGCGTTCATGATTATCGAATCTGGATTTATTGAAATCGACATTCACGCGCTACTGACAAAACGCGCTCTCCCACATTCAAGAGAATTTGGGAAACTGTGTCTTATGTGGGCATTTGCTCAACAGCACATTCAGCGCGTTACCGCCTATATTATTGACGGACTCAATACAGCTAAAAACTACTGCATGAAATTAGGATTCAAAAACGAGGGCATGCGGCGGGATGCATGCATGAAAAACGGCGAGTTTATCGGCGTTCATATTTTAGGCATGACTAGGCAGGATTGGAGGGCAGCAAAATGAGTTTCATTGGCAATGCAATTGGCAAAGTGGTTGGCGGCATCACTGGGGCTAGGCAACAGGGAAAAGCGGCAGAATCAGCGGCACAAACACAGGCTGCGGCAAGCAATCTGGCAATTGATGAGCAGCGCAGACAGTTTGACGCTTTGACAGAGCTCTTGCGCCCATATGTAGAGGCAGGCACCCCAGCGCTGCAACAACAGCAGGCTTTTTTAGGTTTGCGTGGCGCTCCCGAACAGCAGCAGGCTATTAGCGCGCTAGAGCAAAGCCCATTATTTCAGGCATCTGTTAGACAGGGCGAAGAAGCACTGTTGCAACAAGCCTCAGCGACTGGCGGGCTTAGAGGCGGAAATATACAGGCAGCACTGGCCCAGTTTAGACCAGCCATGCTGCAAGAGCAGATTGATAGGCAGTACAAGAATTTGGCGGGGCTGACTTCTCTCGGACAGCAATCAGCAGCCGGTCAGGGCGTGGCTGGAATGGAAACGGCTGGTGCTATTGGAGATTTGCTAGGCCAAAGGGGCGCGGCTCTGGCTGGTGGGCAGCTTGCGCGTGGCAGTGTTGTTAGACAGTCGTTCAAAGATTTAATGAGCATTGCAGGGATAGCTGCCGGTGCTGGCGCTTTTGGGGGCTTTGGTGGAGCTGGCGCGGGCGCAGGTGGGGCATCACTTGGCGGTGGAATATCGGCCTCGTCAGCAGGTGCCTCATCTTTCGGACGATTCGCATCGGGATTCTAAGGAAAAAAAATGGTACAGCCTATCAATTATTTGGCCAATATGCCGCAGGTTGACATTGGCGAATCGCTTATTCAAGGCTTGCAAGTCGGCGCAACATTCCGGCAAATGCAAGAGCAACAAGCTGCCAAGCAGCAAGCAGAGCAGCGATTGCAGGCATATCGCGGCGAACTGGAAAGCGCATTCTCGCAAGGCACGCCGCAGGCATTCTCTCGATTGATGACTCTATTTCCTGAGCATCAAGCAGCTATCAAACCGCAATTCGAGCAACTAAGCAAGGAGCGCCAGCAAGCGGAGATTTCATCGGCTTTACCGGTTGCTAGCGCTTTGCTATCTAACAATCCAAAGGTGGCAAAAGACCTAATTGAGCAGCGCATTAGAGCCACGCCAGAAGGTGAGGATGTTAGCGGATTGCAGGCTATTTCTTCGCTTGTTGATTCCGACCCGCAAACTGCGCGCAATTACGCGCTGATGAGCTTGTCGCAAATTATGTCTCCGGATAAATTTGCAGAGACATTCGGCAAACTATCAGAGGCGGGGCGCGCTGAGGCGATGGCACCCTCTCAACTAACAGAGTCGCAGGCAAAGGCAACCACTGCCGCAGCAAAGGCAAAATTTGCCGAGTCTGAAGCCGCGCTTGACCTGCAGAAGAAGGGATGGGATATCAAAAAAATTCAATCTGATATGGCTATTGCAAATCAAAATGCGGCGATTGCAGCTGCTAATGTGCAGATTGGAAAAACGACTAATGAACTAAAGCGTCAAGAGCTTGAGCTCAAAGTTGACGAGATGAAGCAGAAGCGTGATTCAACGGTACGCGAGAAAGTAGCAGACGTTGAGGCGGCTAAGTTTAATATCGACAATATGCTAAACACATCGCAACGTATTCTAAAGAATCCGAAATTAAATAGTGTGATTGGCACTATTCAAGGGCGCGTTCCTGTTGTTTTGAGTGATGAGGCGCAAGACGCGGTTGCATTAATTGAGACGTTAGGAAGCCAGGCATTCTTATCTCAAATTCCAAACGTAAAAGGCATGGGGCAACTGTCTAATGCTGAAGGCGAAAAGCTGCAAAACGCATTACAGAACTTAGGCCGCGTTCAGTCAGAAAAGCAATTTAAAGAAAATTTGGGTGAGGTTGATCGCCTACTGAACAAGGCGCGCAAAAATATCTCGATGCGTTATGGAGTGCCTGATTCCTCGCCGGATATTCCTGCGGCTAATACCGCCACAGTTGGCGGCAAAACATATGCTCGACCGGCCAATTTCACCGACGCGCAATGGGCCGAGTACAAACAGTCTATGGGGGTCAAATGAGTCCTGAACAGTGGCTAGCGTCTCAGAATAAGCAATCGGCCCCAATATCGCCTGAGCAGTGGGCAGCATCGCAGAAGGAGCCAGAAACGACGCTAACGGGCCTTTCTGGTGCTGCCACTCGTGGTCTAGCACTGCCAGCGGCAGGCGCGGCATTAGGCGCACTTGCAGGCGCTCCAATTGGTGGCGTTGGGGCGATACCTGGGGCGATCGCTGGCGCTGGTGCTGCCACGCTGGCACAGGTTGTTGGCGATCCAATCGTGAGCAGCATCAACAGCATTTTCGGTACTAAGTACACATTGCCAACCGATGCAATGGAGGATCTGCTAACACGCGTTGGCGTGGCAGAACCGCGCACGGCAGCAGAGCGAATTGTGCAGACTACAGCGGCAGGAGCAGCAGGCGCGGGCGGAATTGCGGCGGCTGGTCGTGCAGTACAAACTGCGGCAGGAGCGGCTGCACCCGTGACTCGTGAGGTCGGGCGCATGGTGGCATCGCAGCCAGTCTTGCAAGTGGCTGGCGGCGCTGGCGCAGGATTGGCAGGACAAGCAGCACAAGAGGCTGGAGCAGGAACTGTCGGGCAAATTGCGGCAACAATTGGCGGGGCAATGGCACCGGTTGGAATTGCGGCGGTTCCCGGTGTCGTTCGTGGCGTTAGGGCAGCGACCCGCAGGCAGCCAGCAGCAGCCGCGCAGCCGCAACGAGTTGAACCGACAATGCAGCCAATGCCTGAGCAGCCAACAGCGCCGCCAGCCGCACAGGCGGCTCCAGAACAACAAGTGGCACAAACAGCCGCGCAGGCGACTCCAGAGCAGCCAGCAGCTCAAGCAACAACAGAGGCATTTGAAGAGGTTGGCAGCCTAGTGCGCAAGGCGTCAGGGAGTGGGCCAGGCTCGGCAACGGCAAAAGCAAAGCTGGCCGACATTGCACAGGTAAACACGGATGCGCGCGAGGCGGCGGAGCGTCTTGGAATGGATCTTCCCTTCGACGTTTTCAGCGACAACCCGCAAGTGCGCGCAGCCGTTGGGCTAACGCGCTCTTTGGCTGGCGGCGAGGCCGAGGCGGCCTGGGTCAACACCGTCAGAAACGCTATTACGAAGGCTGATGAGGTTGTGCAGAAGTTTGATGCTGCCTTCATTGAAGGTAGGCCAGCACCGGGGGCAACATCACAGCGCATTCTAGACAGTCTCAAAGGCACTCAGGCTCAACTAGGCAAAGACGCCAGCGCGATCTATCAGCGCGTCGATGAGTCAATTCCAAAATCCTCTACAGTTCAGTTCCCGCGCTTAACGCAAACGCTAGATGAGGTACTAGCGGAGGTTGGCGAAAAAGGCATGACCGCGCAAGAGAAAAAGCTGTATGAACTGGCCACAGATCCAAATGCTACTTATGGCCGTCTACTGCGCGAGAAAAACCTAGTCGGGCAAGCGGTTGCGGGCAGAGATTCACCTTATGGGAATATGGATGCAGCATCTCTCAAGCGTCTTTATTCTGCATTGGCAGAGGATCAACTAGAGAATGTGGGCGCTATTGGAGGAGATGCACTGCGGCAGGAGCTGCGTGCCGCAAACCTGCTAACGGCCAAGAAAAAGGCGCTTGAGAACCGCATTGTCGGCGCGTTCGGCAAAGAGGTCGACGGCAGCGTGGCCACCCTCATGCAATCGGCTATTAAGTCGGCATCTAAAGGCGACGCAGCACAGTTTAATAAGCTGATGAAGGTCGTTCCTGCTGAACTCCGAAAAGAGACGATCGCAACTGCATTGGCATCCGTATCTAGTTCAGCAAGAGCAGGGCAAGAAGGCGCGTTCGGTTTTGCTGAGTTTGCAAAAACTTACCGTGGCCTACGCGCCAATCCTCCAGTTTATAAGCAGTTAATAGAGACTCTAGGAAAAGATGCAGAGCCAGTGCTACGCGACTTGTTCGAGATTTCGCGCAGGATCACAGACGCTCGCGCACAAGTGCTTACGACTGGGAAAGCTAATCAGGCTTTGGTGGAGTCTTTAAAAGCTGAAGGTCTAATCGGCAAAGTGATGCAAAGTACAATGACGCAACGCGCAGTAACTGGAGCAGTAAGCATGATGCCGGGAGGTGGATTGATTGCGCCGGATATTGTTAAGCATATGTCTAGGGGCAACGCAGATGCAGTTAAGGCAGCGGGTAAGTTATTCGCAAGCGACGATTTTCAAAAGCTGGCCATTGAAACGGCCACAAAAGCCGAGCCAAGTGCGGCAACTGTGCGACGAGCAGCAGCAAGCCAGGCTTTTAATGATTTCGCAAAAGCCGCAAAACTGCCACAATCCATAGATGCGCGCGTGCAGTGGCTGCAATCAGCCGTGCAGGCTGGCCGACAAATCGAACAGGAACAGGAGCAAGAATAAATGTCCTCAATCAGCATTAAACAAACCTACCCAATTTTTACTGAAACAGATGGACAGCCATTAGAAAACGGCTATATCTGGATCGGGACCGCCAACCTAGATCCGCAAACCAATCCTGTTGCGGTTTATTGGGACGCTGCTTTAACTATCCCTGCCGCACAGCCAATTAGAACACTGGGCGGATATTTATCGAGGAATGGAAGTCCGGCTAATATTTACGTTGCGCAGGAATACTCTATCCGAGTGATGAATAAAAATGGCACGACTATTTATTCAGCGCCAAACGGCTCTACGGATAGATTCTCATCGTCTCAGATTTCTTATCTTCCGGCAGGCACTGGAGCGGTTGCTACGACTGTGCAGACCAAGTTGCGGGAGAGCGTTTCGGTAAAGAATTTTGGTGCTGTTGGGGATGGGGTAACGGATGATACAGCGGCGATTCAGGCGTTTTTCAACTCTATAGCGACGCATGGATTTATTGGCGACTTGGGAGACAATGATACTTATCGTTTTTCACTAATTACTATTCCTGCTGGCGTAAAACTTAGAGGAAAGTCAGTTCTTCGTCATGATGGCTCAGCTACTTCAACGACGCCAGTAATTGTTCTTGGCGACCTGGATGCGAATGTCCTACATATCACGACACCGGGCAATGATTCTTCTTTTAATGTTTTAGAGATTAATGGTTCAGACGTTCATATTTGTCGTTTAATTGTGGAATCTGACTCTGAGCGTATTGGAACTGGCGGTGTCGTCCTTTCCGGTGATCGATGCCGTATTGATTTTTTTAAGACAGTCAATATTGCTAGACCATTTCAAGCAAGCAGAACAGCACCATCTTCTGCGCAAACAGATATTTACATTGGCGAAGTGAATATTGAGCGATACATTAGAGGAGTAAATTTTAACAATTGTGAAAATTTTATGGTTGGGTCTGTGTATATGCGAGGTCGTGACAGCCGCGCATCATTAAGTCCCGGCCATAACGGAATACTAATTCAGACCTGCCGTGATTTTGAATTTGGGGATGTTGTAATCGAAAATTCCGCAGAGCATGCTGTTCGCATTGGCGGAAGTATTTCTTGGGGTGGCAATACATCTAGATTTAAATTTGGAATAATAAAAGTTCGCCGATCTGGAGGATGCGGTCTGAAAATTTCACCAAGTGCTGGAGAGGTTTGTTCATCTGGTGTTGTTGGCGGTGTTTTTGGAATTGACGTCGGAGAGGCAACCGTATTTTCAAATGCTGAATTAGTAAGACTCACTAACTTTGAGGATATACGAATTAATTTTATTAAGGCGAGCGGGATAGATTTTTCTACTTCTTGTACAAGGGCGCTTTACTTAAACAGCGGCAGCAATTTATATGTCGGCGCTGTAGATGCTCAGATGTGCAATGCTCGAATTATTCACATACATGATAGTTTGGATTCTGGAACAGGAAATGTTTTCAATATTTATATTAACAATGTTTCTGGAAGCGTAAATTCAGCGACGTCTGCGTTTGAAATTAATTACAGTGCAGCAGGAAGAACGATTGGAAATGTTTTTTTTAAAAACATTGACGTAACCGGCTTTGTTAATCGCCTTTTATCAACTAATTCTCCTGTTACGTTTTCTGGTGTTATCGCTTTGCAAGGAAGAATTACAGGGAGCGTTAATGTATTAACGGATGCTGCTCAGAACACTAATTATCAGTTTGATATTAGTTTTAATGAACGTCGATTTATTGGGAGTTCTGGCGCAACCATCCCGTTTTATGGGATGACATTGCTTTCTTATCAATTTAATCCTGCAAGCGGATTATCTTATTTTGGTGACTATCAAGCGCTTGCAATTTCTGCCACTCCAAGCATTGGTGGATACGGAGGTTCTTATACTTTTTCTAGGTTAGGCTCTACGAGAAGGGCGGCAGCTATAGCTGCAAAGCAAATTACAACAGATGAAAAAGAGGTTGGTTTGGCTTTTTTTGTTCAGGATAACAGCACAACCGCAAATGAGGCGGTACAAGAAAAGATGGTATTAAAACATAACGGAGTTTTGCAATTAAATTCGCTTCCAACTTATGCCAATAATGCTGACGCATTAACCGGAGGATTGGATGTCGGAGACATGTACAAGACAGCGCCTGGAGAGTTAAGAATTGTTATTTAAACACTGTATAGTCGTCCAATAGTGTCACACTCGCCGCAGGTGCGTATTTCAACGCACTTGCATCTGCGGCAACTAACATTTACATTACCAACAATTTTATCAACTCAATTCTAGGGTATGCTGACATGGCTGATGAACGAGACTTCGGGATAGATCCCGTGCAATATGGCATTCTTTGTCAGCGTGTCCAAGACATGGGAAAAAAAATTGACAAGATGGAAAAACAGCTTGAGGAACTTGTGGCTTTGGCTAACAAATCGCGCGGCGGTCTTTGGTTTGGAATGGGGATTATTTCTTCCATTGCTGCCGTTGTCGGTTTTGCAGTAAGCAACTTCAAAACATATTGATCATGTATAAACTAGGTGAGCGATCAAGGTTACGACTAAAGGGCGTTCACCCTGATTTAGTAAAGGTTGTCGAGCATGCTATTAATATATCCGCAATTGATTTTACTGTTTTGGAGGGAGTGCGCACGCCAGAACGTCAAAAGGCACTTCGAAATTCTGGAGCAAGCAAGACGCTTAACTCTCGGCATATTACCGGGCATGCTGTAGACCTCGGCGCTTTTGTTGATGGCGAGGTAAGGTGGGATTGGCCGCTGTATCATAAGATTGGCGCTGCAATGAAGCAGGCAGCAAAAGAGTTGAACATCGCCATTATATGGGGCGGGGACTGGCGGTCTTTTAAGGATGGCCCGCACTTCGAACTTGATCGGAGAAAATACCCATGATTGACCCAATTACAATCAGCGGCATATTGGGAATCGGATCAAAAATAATCGACAAGTTGTTCCCAGATCCTGAACAAAGAGCAAAAGCGCAAATTAAGCTTTTAGCAATGCAGCAGCGCGGTGACTTAGATGAAATGAAAACTCAACTAAGCGCGATCATTGCGGAGGCACAGTCATCAGATCCGTGGACAAGCAGGGCCAGGCCGTCTTTTCTTTATGTTGTTTATGTCCTGCTGCTTTGGTCTATTCCAATGGGGATAATGACCATATTCCGCCCAGATGCAGCCGCCGCATTTACTGCCGGGTTTCGTGCATGGATGCTGGCTATTCCTGAGCCGGTCTTAACGTTGTTCGGCGTAGTGATGACAGGTTACGTGGCAGGCAGGTCATGGGAAAAGGTCCGAGGCGCTGCCAAGTAATTCCCGTTAGTGCAGTTGCTCTTTGTCTTCGTAATTCTCTCGCCCATCTAGGCTATTGTGCAGCCATATCGGGTCGTGTTCGTCATCTTTCATAATCGGATTGCACCAGCATGAGCTGCTGATGTCATGCTCTCTAATATCGTCTTTTGGCACAATGTGCCAACTATTGCAGTCGCAGTCGCCGTCAATGCATAGTTCGTTATCGCACGTCATTCGCACATCCAGTCACCGTTATATGCAGGCCAACCCGAGTGCCCGCGCGTTTCTTTCCATAATTTGACCATGTGACAATACTGCTCTGCGCTGCGCTGCTCCTCGTTGGCGTCTGATTGGCCAACAATGCCAATTGCAGCAACTAAAAAAATGACAATTAGAATAATTTGATAGCGTTTCATGTTCACGTTTTGCTCCTTGCATGTTGGTTGCGTCAAATGAACTATACCACAATCTCACACAATTTCAACATCACACGAGCGCTTTTTGCCTTCTAGTATTTCAAACAATCGCTTCTCTGTTAGTCGGTGGCAGCGGTACATAATGCGGGCCGGTAGGATCTCTATTAGTTCAGCATAATTTTCTAACATGGCGCGCACTGCTTGAATGCCTGACCCATCCAGCCGAATGGGTTTTCCTTCTCGCTTGTGGCGCTGACCGGCATCCGCCAGTGCGCGCATTGCATCCGGCAGCAACTTGCTTTTGTCCTCGCAAACCTGCATTTCTACGACCAACGTCTCCAACATATTCAGCGCATCACTGACAACTCGCCAGTCGTTATACGTTGGGCGTTCTGCGGTTTCTAATGCGTGCAGCCCTTGATACATGCGCGTCAGTTGATACGTTCGCTGCGCCTGCGGCAATGGGTCGCTGGCGCTAGACATAATCTCGCTTAAAATGCTGTATGTTTTCTGCCGTTGCTGCGGCTTGCGCGCTGATTTTTTTTTCATTTTTAACTCCCGTTAGTGCATTTTTTTATGCGGCGACTATCGCATGATGTTCGCCAGTTCAATGGCTTTTTGTTTTTGTCGCCACCTAGCATGTCGTTCTGCACCTGTTAGCTTTTTTGGTTTCACATCTTTCCCGCGTCCGATTTTAAAAATTCTCAACGTGGTGTTTCCTCTTTTGTCTTTCGCCCATCCACAAATATGCGCCGCCTCTGCGCGATGCAGTTCTCGGCAATAGTGCAGGACTGTTGAGTAATATAGGCCAGTAATATCACAAAGGTCCGCGCATGTATAAACGCCATCGAGCATCGCCTCAATTAGCTTTGCCTGCGTGATGGCATTTATTTTTATAATGCGCCGCCCTTTGTTTTTAGGTGGGAGAGTCATTTTTTAGATCTTGCTTTAATTGTTTCTCAGGACGTTGCAACGCTGCCCGCAGCGCTGTCATCACGTCCGCTCGATCAGCAGCGCGACCAGACTCAAATGCATCTAGTGCCTGCTTCAGCAGTTCTCGGTCACTTTTCATTAGCAAGACCCTGTTTAATGTAATGCAGCACTTGCGAGGAAAATGTCCGCGTATTGTCTTCGGCGCTTTTGCGCAATGAGTTATATATCTCGGCAGGAATGCGGAGCGTCATAAAGCAGTCTTTTGTGTCCTTTTTGTGTTCGGCGTTCATTTTGACCTTTGGTTATCGTTAAAAAATGTGAGGATCTTTTCCTTAGCATCCTCAGCACCTTTTCCCACTATAACGCAATATCCAACACTTTCCAAATACTTTATCCAGTCTTTTTGTTCGGCACTTAGAACGCCGCCTTTAGTGCGTTTCATCTCAACCCATAATTTCAACGCAGGGATAAAGAGATCAGGCACACCAGGCGAGACGCCTTCGGCCTTTAGGCGTCCGGCAGTTGCAGCAGTTCTTGCGCCACCGTTTGGTATGGCAAAAATGCGCATGACTGGCCACGTTTGGCGAAACCAGCGCACTAGCTCGCGCTGTTCCTCGTGCTCGGTTGGGATACGGTCAGATCTTTTTTCCATGGAGTGCATTCTCAATTTGTTGAAGTTTTAGGCGCAAATCGATTAATTCACAAAGCACTTCTCGATATGCTGCCAAAACTTTATCGGTGCGTTCGCGCTCTGAATTTAGTAGGCGATCCAATAGTGGAAACTTGAACTTTGCTTTTTTGTCCAAAATAGCAACTCCTTTATCATGTTGACCGACTCGCAGCGTTTAACCACATGAACTTTTTTTGATTGTGGCACCGTGCGCAGCCGTGCAAATGACAAGTTCCCCTAGTTTTCTGCCATTGTTGTATTCACTGGGGATTTTGGCTTATGTACTCAAAACGGCAACTCCTCTATCCATTTGTCGCAAACGTCTACTTCATTGGCGAAAAAATAAGGCGGCGTCATATCAAACGACTCGCAATGGCCAGCCTTGCTGTAGTAATCGCAAGTGTGGCAGCACTTAGGCGGCCCTTCTCGCCTCCACTCTCGCCATTGAATTAAAAATTCGGGCTCTGGTGGTCTGGTCATTTCTGATCCTTAACAAACGTCCCATCTGGCATTAGCGTGCCTCGACGGTCCTTAATCTGATCATAGGCGCTCGCTAGACAGTTAGTCATATCTATATCGCGCAGCGCGCAGTAGTTGATTAGGCACACCAGCACATC